ATCTTGAATTCTATCTATTGTATAAAATTTTAATGTCGTAAAAGTAGTAGCATCAGGTGCTAAGTATAAAAATATTTGTGGTGTTGTTTGTCTATCAACAAAATATTGTGATGGTTGTCCTGTTTGCAGTTTGTTAGGTAAAGCTGCATATGCAGATCTATCAATTTTTGTTAAAGAGATATCGTTTGTTGATGAGGTATTACTAGCTGCAGCAGTTGTTGATATATAAGCTTCCAACACATCGTTAACACTTTCATTTACTGCGTATTGTGCAGTACCTGCTACTAATGCTACTTCATTTAAAGAAACTTTCCATAGATGGACACCTCTGTTGCCCCATTCCGAAAATAAAAGATTTAAACTTCTTCTTGCACTTCTTAAATCATGGCCACTATTGGTTCGCATACCGCATCTCTCGTATGCTTCTTCAATGATTTCATCGATATTTAAATCGAATGATGATGTTCCTGATGTTGCCATAATTCATTACATTAAATCTTTATAATAATCTAGAGACTTCCCTGGTGCTAATTGTTCATCCTGTAAACCCATGCCTGATGTTCTAGCTGCACCATAGCCTCTTACAGATTTACCCTCAGATGCTTTCATCATTTCTTTCTCTCTAACTTTTTTTGCAGCCATACCAACATTAGCATAAGACATTCCACCAATTCTTTTTTTCATTGCAGATTTTGCAGCTAAACTGGCTAATTTTTTGTTCATTTCCATTTGTGTCATATTTTCAACTTTGGCTTCTTCAGCAGGACCAACTTGTGCTCCTCTTAATCTTTTTATTAAAGTTTTTTTAGTCAATTCTTTTTCAGCTTTTTTAACTTTTTCTTTTTGTAAAGCTTTACTGATATTACCTTTTGCCATCGTTCCGTAACTAGCTTTTAACATTTTTCCCTTTTTTGCAAAGCCCATTTTTTTTGTTACATCTGGTCTTTTTGCTTTAAGTTTTCTTAGACCTTCTCCTTTAGGCCCTTCAGGTATTTTTTTTAACATTGTATCTCCTCCCGTACTCATTTTTAAAAGATCACTATGATAATCTTTTGTGCTTGTTTTTTTTAATTTAGTTTTAAGAGCTTTTGCTCTAGCTTTTTGTTCAGGAGTTCTTGTAGCTATTTTGTAAGCTATGTTTGCACCCTCAATACCTAAAGTTAAAGGCACGGCTCCTCTTGATAAAACTCTACCTACAGTTTTTAACCTACCTAATTTAGTTTTAGGTTTAGGTAATTTTGTTTTTGCAGGTAAAGATTTTTTCGGATCAAATACAACTAATTCTTTACTTTTGCTTAATGTAGGTTTTTTTGTAAATCTTTCTTTTAATTTACCTATTACACCTTTTTCGGCAAAATCATCGAATTTTTTATAAGCTCTTGTAAAAGCTTGACCTGCTCTAAATAAAGTAGTGCTCATACTTCTATCATACCACCATAATACTTCTTGGTAAAGGTACTGACATTTGTTGGCTTACCACCAACTCCTTGTGGTTTAGCTCTTTTCCTTGCAACGGCACTCTTCCTCTGGGACTCTGTCATCCTTGCCGCTTTTGCAGCAGGGACGCACTTTGGATACTTTCGTTTTCGATCTGCTGCTAATTTTGAACGACCACATGGTGCGTAGGAACCATCCTTTCGTTTGCTTCCAATATCCACCCATTTTTGATCGAACCATTTCTTTAGTCCCATTAGAAAACACCTTTAAATTTTGTCCCCTTGATAGCGGCTCCAGCTCCACGGCACATGCCACCTTCTGTATAGCCTGTTAAATTATAACTCATCAATTTAATTCTATCCTTATCTCCACTAGATTTAATTCTATCTTTTTTCTTATAATTTTTTTTCTCTTTAGCTTCGTCTAAAGCTCTAACCTCTGCAGCAGTAAACATTCTACCTTTTTTCTTACTCATTAATCATGCCTTTGTAATAATTATTAAGACTTTTATTTGACACGTTATGACCTGCTAGATTACCTTTTACATAACTTCCAGTGTATGGTTCTAGTTTTTGTGCAAATGTTCCAGTTGTTGCTTTTGTAATCGAGTCTAAAGATTTAGCTTGTTTTTTATGTAATGCAGATGCTTTATGTAATCCTTTAGCAACTTTTTTTATTTTAGCCTCTCCTCCACTAACTTTACCCGCAGGTTTTGGTCCTTTAAAATCTTTTCTTTTTACACCTGATGGATCTTTAATTTTACCTGCACAAATTTTACTAGCATAGGCATTAGCATATGCTGAAGGATAAACACGAAATTTTCGCTTCGCTGCAGCCTTTCCTCTAGGACATAATTTAGTCATAATATTTAAACCTTTTTCTGTTATACAATTTTTTAGATTGTATCACTTTTTGTTTAAACAGTATAGATCCTAGTATTCTTGCCAAGGGATTTCTTTTTGATAGCTTTGATGACTCTTCTTTTTTTCTTTTTTTCATCTCTAGCACCTCGCAATTTTCCCTCTACTTGTCTAGGTATTTGTGATCTAGTTATTGCCATAATTATATAAATATATCTTTTGCCTTCCCAAGTATAGGCTTATATTTTGTTCTACCCTCTGATTTATACGCATGTAAAAATGATGCTCTTGGTGTTCCTTCAATCCAACTTGCATGAATCCATCCGCTGTTAGGTTCACCTGGAGTATAAAACTCGAGGATGAGCTGATCCGGTTGAAGATTAGATTTAATCCAATCAAAAAGTTCAACATTATCTACTCCTGGACATTCGAAGTCTGCGGCCTCAGCTTTTGCATGTTGAGATCGTGCTGAGCTGCCAATAGCTTCACATAGCTCGACGCTACGAAAACCGCTGGTTACTTTAACTCTGCCGAAATGGTCACGAACAGGTTGAAGAATATTCTCACATAATAATTTTAATTTTTCTATCTGATCAGCGTTGGGATTATTGTCTATACCCTTTCTGATAGCCGTGTCTGATTTAGTTAGTTCTAATAAAGAAAAGTTCCGTGTTAAATTCATAAAATATAATTTATCATTCAATATAGCATTGTGTAAAGCATACTATTTAAAAATATTTAAGTTTAAATTTTTATCTAAAAGATTCCAAGCCCAAGGTACAAAAGGAAATATATTATAATTATAAATAAAATTTTCCTTATTATTTTTTATAAATTTTTTTGCATATCTCCATAAACTACTATTTTTTAAATGTTCTTTAGTCATTCCTTGTGTTTCATGCCAAAATTTTGAATCATAAATAGAACCTCCATGATACACAAAAGCTATAAAATTTTCATAACCTTGTGACATCACATCAAATGTATAATTAACCTCTTGTTCAGATTTAACATCATTTAAATAATCTACAAACAATCTATTTATTTGATCATACATTACGCCTGATAAAGCTTCTAAAGGTTCATAAAATATTGCTCTATTACCATTTAAAATAATTCTATTATTTAATAATTTTTTAGATCTATAAGGTATAAATTTAAATTCATTCAAATCATTTTCATTAATTTTTTTTTCTAAAATTTTTTCTAAATCTTCAATTGCCTCTTCATCAGAAGTTAAATTATCATTAAATAAATATCCCCATCCTTGTCGTGTTGTTAATGGAATTCCAAACATCCAACCATTTTTGTGAGCATAATGATAAGTAAAGTTCCAGTTACCAGGTTTTTCAATTGGATGCACTAACGCTTTATTTAGTGGTAGACTTTTACTTATATAATAATTTTCATAGGACTCAGGCCATCCTCTACAATCAATTACATAATCAAATTTTAATTTATTAACAAAAACTTCATTATCATTATTTTTAATAGATATAATATCTTTTTCTAATACATTAAATCTTTGTTTGTAAATTTTCTTACATTCATTAAAAACAAATGATTGCAATTTAAAATTATTAAAATGTAATGCATACTGATTTGGTGCTATGGGACTATGAAAACTTTTTTTATTCCAATTTTTATAAAATACAGAATATTTTAATGTACAGTCTAATTTTTCACTATTTAAAGCAGGATTAAATTGTATTGAATCCCATAGAAGATTAGGAAGTTGCACATTACTGCTTTCTCCTATTCCCAAAATTTTTTTAACAGGATTAAAAATACAAGTAATATTTGCATCAGTATATTTCAAAAAGTGACAAACAGACATCACACCCACAGTGCCACCACCTAAGACAGCAATGTTAATCATTTAAGGTGTAATTTTTTAATTGATTTTTCTCCAAGATAAATTTCTGTTTCTGCCTCACTGCGTATGCACTTATAAGATACGTTAGGATTAAAATCTCTTTCAGCAACACGTCGTGCTCGTAAACACGCAGCCATGCTTTCTTGAATACGGTGTTCTTTGATCTCTCCGTCCCAAAACATTAATAAAGCTATTACTGTCTCGATCATACTATCTT